TATAAACCTAATACTAGAAAATGAAATAATAAAACCTCATAACAACATAGAATACTACCAAGAAGTACTAAACGAAATAGAAAAGCTATGAAAGTAAACAGAATAAAAACATATGAATGTAAAGACTGGCTTTTAAATAAGCACTATGCAAAAAGAATGTGTAGTATTACATATGCTTTTGGTTTGTTTAATGATAAAAATATATTAGTTGGTGTTGTTACTTTTGGTATGCCTCCAAGTAGTACACTTGCAGAAAGTATTTGTGGTTCTTATTTAAAAGAATATGTATTAGAATTAAATAGGTTAGTTGTTAATGATGGATTACCAAAAAATACATTATCGTTTTTTGTAGCTAATGCAATAAAAAAAATACCAAATAATAAAATAATAGTTTCTTTTGCAGATGCTAATATGAACCACAACGGTTATATATATCAAGCAACAAATTTTATATATACTGGAGTGAGTAGTAACACAACAAAATTAATTGATAAAAATGGTGAAGAATTTCATTTTAGAAATATAGGACATAAACAAAAATCATTAAAAAAAGAAATAAACCTAATAGATAGAATTGTATTAAATTTATCTGATGATTTACTTAAAGAAGAATACAGAGCCATATTAGATAAAAATAAATTTACTGGTCATTGTTATGTAGCAAGTGAAACATACTATCATTTAAGTAGTGATAATTTAAAAGTTTATCATATTAAACACGAAAATAGCACACATTGGTTTTTAAAAAATAACAATAATCAAATTATAGACATAACAAAAGACCAATTTAAAACACCAGTACCATATCAAAATGCAAAAAGAGGTTTTTTTTTAACCAAAACACCAAGCAAAAGAAGTTTAAAATTAATTGATAAAGTAATTAATCATAAATTTAAAATAATTAAAAAAAGACTAAACGAAAATAGTATTGATGAAAAATTAATAGCACAATTTTTAAGAGATAGCAAAACATTCTCCAACTACAATAATGAAATGTTATCAAAAGAATTAAATATACACAGACAAAAACTTGAACATTGGTTTAGAACTGATAAAGGTTTTAGTTTTCCAAATGTTGATGATTGGAACAAACTTAAAACAATTTTACACTTTGATGATACCTTTGATAGTGTTATGAATAATTACGAATGGATACCTTGTGCAAATGATATAATACAAAAACTTGAATTAAAGAAAATAGAAATATTACCAAAACACAGATATATATTATTTAGTGGAAGCAAAAAGTTTAAAAAGAAATGTTTAAAAAACTTTAAACTTGAAACATTAAAATATCCTAAAGGTGAAAATAAAAGATACATAAGTGAATATAAACCACAAGTACAAGGAATATTATTTTAAAACTATGACAAGAAAGAAACTAATACAAAAGCTACAACAACTATTAGACAAATTACCAAAGGGTAAAGAAAGAAAAGCAATAAGAGAAAGACTACTAAACTTAAAGCTAAATAAAAACAAAGTTTAATTACGTTATATAATTGAATAAACAAAATATTTTCAAATGGATAAAAGAAAAAATAACGGTGGTGCAAGAGAGGGTGCTGGAAGACCAAAGAAAGCAGATGAACTTAAACTTATAGAAAAGTTAGATAACCTTATAGATAATGATGAGGTTATAAAAACACTTGGTAAACAGATCTTCAAAGGTGATAGCAGAGCAATGAGTTTATACTTTGGTTATAGATATGGCAAACCAAAAGAGAGTGTAGACATAACATCAACCGATGGGTTTAATATTAACTTTAAAGATATTATAAAATTTAAGTGATAGAAGTTGACCCAAAGTACAACCCTATCCAGACATCAGATGCCAGGTATTATATTGTTACTGGTGGACGTGGTTCGGGTAAATCGTATTCTATAAACTTGTTATTGTTGTTGCTCACTTTTGAAGCTGGGCATACAATTCTATTTACAAGGTTTACACTATCGAGTGCATACATTTCTATAATACCAGAATTTATAGACAAGATAGAAACGCTAAACTTACAAGATGCTTTTTATATAACAAAAGATGAAATACGAAATAAGCTATCTGGTAGCAAGATAATCTTCAAGGGTATCAAGACATCAAGTGGTGACCAAACGGCAAACCTAAAGTCTTTAACAAACGTAAGCACTTGGGTAATGGATGAAGCAGAAGAACTACAAGATGAAAACATCTTTGATAAAATAGATTTAAGTGTAAGAAACCTAAACCAAAAGAATAGGGTTATCTTAATTTTAAACCCAGTTACAAAAGAGCATTGGATATACAATAGGTTCTTTGAAGATAAAGGTGTACAAGCTGGTGTAAACACAACCAAAGGAAACACAACCTATATACACACCACATATTTAGATAACATAGAAAACCTATCTAAAAGTTATTTAGAGCAAATAGAAAACATTAAGAAACGTAGACCAGAGAAATACAAACATCAAATGCTAGGTGGCTGGTTAGAAAAAGCAGAAGGTGTTATTTTTACTAATTGGAAAATAGGTGAGTTTAAAAAAGTAGGTGTAAGTGTGTTTGGTCAAGATTATGGTTTTGCATCAGATGAAAATACATTAGTAGAAACTAACATAGACACCACAAACAAAATAATCTATTTAAAGGAATGTTTTTACTTGAAAGGTCTTACCACATCACAGATAGCTGAACTAAACCTTAAACACGCTAAAAATAGTCTTATAGTAGGTGATAGTGCAGAACCCAGATTGCTACACGAACTTAAAGCAAAAGGTTGTAATGTAGTCAAAGCAATAAAAGGTCAAGGATCAATTACCTATGGCATAGCTTTACTACAAGACTATGATTTAATTGTAGAAGAAAACAGCATTAACTTAATCAAAGAATTAAACAACTACTCCTGGTTAGAGAAAAAATCTAAAACACCACAAGATAAATTCAATCATTGTCTGGATGCGATCCGTTATAGTGTATCGTATCAACTACAAAACCCAAATAGGGGTAATTACTTTATATCATAAAAGTTATTAAATTATTTGTTGGTATGTTATTTATTTGTATATTGCATTATATTAACTAACAAAAACAGATATGAAAGAAACAGTAAAATTACCATTAGAAGAATTTAAAAAGCTATATGCTATTAAAATAAGGTTAGAAACCTACTTTAGATATATGCAAGATGACAGAGGTGTGTTAAAAGATATTGCACCAACCTTTTTAGATGATGCCAAAGAATACATCAAAGAATACAATGAACTAACAAATGAGAAAGCATATGTATAGTAATTGTTGTGGTGCTGAAGCATCTTATTTAAGTGATGAATTATGTGGATCTTGTTTAGAACACGCAGTATTTAACGAAATAGAAGAATAAATAAAACAGATATGAAAAAATTAATAAACAGATTTTTAGTAAAGAAAAGCATCAGACCATACAAGGTAGTACCTTTAAGTACTGGTGTTATTGTAGAACATTACCGTAATGGTAAACTTAAAACAGAATATTATGGATTGGTATAGCCCACCAGATTACCCAGAGTATGAATGCACAGAATGTGGTGCAGAAATAGATAAGCCTGGAGTTTGTAGTGGCACTTGTCACGAGGCAAGTATGATTTAGTAGTTAAGTAAGTTTGATTAAAAGGTGCATCAGAAATGGTGTACCTTTTTTTATTATATTTACTTACTATAAAAAACCATTTTAAAAACGTTATATAAGTATGAATATCAATATTACAGTACCAAATGATTTAAGTGAAATTACTTTAAGGCAGTATAAGCACTTTCTTAAAATACAGAAAAATGTAGATGATGAAAGTTTTTTAAATGCAAAGATCATTGAGATATTTTGCAAGTTAAAGCTTGAAGATGTAATGAGGTTAAAGTTTAATGATAGTGAACTAATAGTAAATACACTTACAGAAATGTTTGAGCAGAAGCCTAACCTGGTTAGAAGTTTTAAGCTAAACAATATTAACTATGGTTTTCATCCACAACTAGATGATTTAACTTTAGGTGAGTACATAGATTTAGATACCTTTATAGGTGACTGGGAAAACATAGAAAAAGCAATGGCAGTTTTATATAGACCAGTAGTAAACAAGATAAAAGACAAATACACAATAGAAGAATACAAGGTAGGTGTGGATCAAGATATTTTAGATATGCCTATGGATGCAGTATTGTCATCAATTTTTTTTTTGTGGAATTTAGGACTGGACTTGTCGAAAACTATGATGAACTATTTGGACAAGGAACAAACACAAGCCTTGACGCAGTATCTAACTTCACAACCAAATGGGGGTGGTATAACTCAATTTACGGACTTGCTCAAGGAGACATTACAAGATATGAAGATATCACTAAACTAGGAGTACACGAATGTTTTATGATGCTATCCTTTATGAAAGACAAAGCAGAAGTAGAAGCAAAAAGAATTAAACAAAATTTCAAATGAGCCAACAAGGTATAAGAGGGTATTATCAATTAACCTCAACAATAGAAGAACAATTAAGAAGTACTGAATTTACTAATACAGTTTCTATTGGTGACATAAGCAAAGTAAACCTAAACAAGCAAGACATATTTCCATTAGCACATATGATTGTAAATAGTGTTTCAGCAGAAGAACAAGTGTTGAGGTTTAACATAAGTATACTAGCTTGTGATATTGTAGACCAATCAAAGGATATAACAACAGATAGATTTACTGGCAATGATAATGAACAAGATATTCTAAACACACAACTACTAGTCTTAAACAAGCTAATACAGAAGTTAAGAATGGGATCATTACATACAGATATGTACCAACTAGATGGCAATCCAAGTTTAACACCATTTAATGATAGGTTTGAAAACCAACTTGCTGGTTGGAGTGCTACAATGGATATACTAATTTACAATGATATATACATCTGCTAATGGACTTTAAAAATGTAGATGAGGTTCTAAATGCTTATGCTGAATATGTAGTAGATAGTGCAAAGAAAAACCTAGTAGATGAAAGAAAAAGTTTAGGTGATTTATATAAATCAGTTAGCTATAAATATGAAAAAAGCCAAGATCTGTTTTTGTTAGATTTTCTAATGGAAGACTATGGAACTTTTGTAGATAAAGGGGTAAGGGGTAAAACATCAACATACCCAGAAACAAAAGCAGCACTATCACAATTTCAATATGGAAGTGGTAATTTTCCAAAGGGTGGTTTAAGAGATGGTATTAAAGGTTGGTTAGAAAAGAAAAGGTTTCAATGGAGAGATAAAAAAGGTAGGTTTATGAGTTATGATACAATGACTTATTTAATATCAAGATCAATTTACAACAAAGGTTTAAAAGCAAACTTATTCTTTACCACTCCATTTGAAGCTGGTTTACAAAACTTACCAAAACAATTAACAGATGCTTTTTCATTAGACATAGAAAACGCAATTATACTAGGAACAAAAAAATAAACTATGGATTGGACATTAGGCATAGCATTTCATTTTCCACATAACAGATTTATGTTAGGTTGGGAGTACATCGCAAAAGATGAAAGGTACACATACACAACAATAAGACTATATTTATTTATAGCAACACTAACACTAGATTTTTAAGATGGCAAATATAGCATTAAGAAACCCACAATTTAAATTTATAGTAGCAAGTGCTGGAGCAAGGTCTGTTGTATGCAAGGTGACTATTGATGGTACATTAAGGTATACACTAACAAAGAATGTACCTTTATCATTAGTAGCAACACAAACAGTTAATTTTGATATAGCAGAACTTGCAAGAGATTACATACCAAACAGATTATGTACCTCAAACAGTTGCTATTTCAACAGTAATAAAAAGTTACACATTAATAAATGGTGGTGGATCTGAACTTGATACAGTAACATATACAGATGTAGG